CAGGAATGTTGATAAAGTCATTCATCCCGAGCGTTCCAAACAAAGCGTTGCCTTCATCAAAAGTGTGAAGGTCGCTGCCTGGTGGGGCGGACCCCGTCCGGACGAACCGATTTGGCATCGATTGCCGGAAACGCGCGCAATTAGCGCTCACTGAGGACATCGCAGACCAGGTTGGACAATAAACCCTTGACTCGAACGCTAAAAGCGATCGTTCGTCGAGGGGAGTAGTGTCCGTTGGGTCGTAGTCGATGGCCAAGACAGCTTCTCCTGAAGCAACCGTACCGACTTGTGTCTGGTAGCAGTACTTCAAGGCGGAGAAGTGGTACTCTTCGTACCCCTTCGCCACAATGGAGAGCCAAGGAAATGACACAACAAGCCCCGGGTTGATGGGGAGGGTAAGCAAGGAAAGTGAGCTAGACCCGTACAGGGTACCCACTAGTTCACGGTGCTTTACCGTTATGGTAGTGCCATTCTTGTGACGCGTGATTTTCGGGGCCGATGCCGCGAAAGTCTTGCGAACGGCAACAGGAGCTGTATAGCTCTTGGTGCCTGAATGCGTGCTTTGCTTTGTGGCAGCACGCTTACCACTCTTCTTCATACCTTTTCCGGGCATGATCAGTACCTCAAGAGTTGGAAAGTCTCTTGTTGATATCTGGAGTCTGTGTGATTCTGCTGAATCACGGGCTTCCTGTCAGCAGTTCAGGGACTGTACATCTCATCCAAACGCTATCATTAAATTGTGGTCATTCGATCCCGATCGGAGACCAGTTTCGATTGGTCAATCGACTCCGTAGGCCAATCCCAACCCTGCAGTTATGCTGGTCATCAGGCTTGCCAATTTCTGGCAACTGATGCGCACACGTTGGATTGGGACGGGGGAGAATAGTTATCCACAACTGTTCTGTTTCCTCTTTCTGTGTTCCCACACCGATCCTCTGCCAGTAGCAGCCTGAACATTTAAGCAGGTTAGTACGATGGTGGGGAGTGGTGCACAGGGGAAATTTCTACAGACCAGATGATTGCGAAGCGCCGTGCAGTCTCTCGGCATTTTGATTAGCACGGTAATATTAAGCTTGCCTCATGTGGGCGAGCACCGTTTTGGGCTATGACTGGATGAAACCCCGTAGGGAGTAGTTTTCTGTCGTACTCCAGGACTGGGAGCCTATCAGTGCTCCAGAGCTGTTGCCACCCTCCGGAATGAATCCGGATGGAAGCATGCCCAACGGGGGTACGGACCCTCGCGCCTCAACCAGCGCCGAATTTCGGCAAGGTGATGCGCCATGGCCGTCCTAGTCGGACGATACAGCTTCTGAAGATGATAGTGGGTTCTTTGCTCCTCACAGACCCGCACGATACTGACGGGGGGGCACACAGGTGTCTGGACTGCCTCGACTTTTGCAGTCCAGTACTCGAACATCTTGCCAAATGACATCGGCTTGAGTCTGTGCTCCGGGCGAAATTTGGACATAATGACACGGTCATCAATGTCACCGGGTGGGACCCTGTGTGCTGCTCGCAGCGCATAGGAAATTTTTCCCATCCAGGGGTCGTCGACAAACGTGTCGGAATCCTCTTTCTGCCCAGGAACTAACCTGTATTTTACCATTGCACCTGCCATCTCTGACACCTTAAAGTCAGCCATTCTACTTCCACGGATACGGAAGAGGGCCAAACGTGGATCATGCACAAAACGTGCCGCCATTAGGCGCTGATCCTTCGTCACTCTCCACGAGGAGGGTGCGAATTTAGGGTTCACTCCCAGTCCACCGAGATGGACCGGAAGATACCAGTTTGGACGATAGCAGTTTCCGAAGAATTCTTTATCCCAGCGTGCAAAAGCAGCTGGAATGACGGAGTTAGACCAGCGACACAACTCAACCATCTTGGACAAGTCCTTTCCGATTTGAGTTGGCGTGGCGTTTGATTCTCCGTTTTTCATGTTGTTGCCCTTAACAAGGCGCAGATTAAGGTAACCGTAGCGCTTCATCTTACCAGCTTTGGTTCGACGAAAACACTGCGAGTTAATGAGAGCGCAGTCCTCCGAGAGGTACTGCTTCCCCTGCGACATCTTGAACCCTACATCAGCAGCGGTTCTTTTGAATTCTTCATAGAAGGACTTCTCGCACTTGAATAGCATGTCGTCACCGTTGACGATCACGTTCTCGCGCATGAGTCTTCCGATTGTGCTGCGGCGGGCCCTTTCGGCCCTAGTTGCCCCCTGTGCTGTCCAGCGCCTCGTGGCACAGTTCAGCACGGCTTGGTTGATGATACACAACAAAGGGAAAGACAGTGGGTGTCCCATTAACTGTCCTTCCAACGTATCAACGACTTTACCGCCAGGGTACTCCGCTTTTCCCTCCAGCAATGACATCATTGCCAGATCGAACGATGGGATCGCTAGATCCTCGATCGCCCCGAGTGCCGTTACGCTTGCCATTTTCTTCAGCAAGTCGGTAGCGGCCTCGTAATCCACGCTACACCACATTGGTAGGTGTGCGCATGCCTCCTCAATCGCTTGGACTCGAGCGGTGAGGTCTGAATGTAGCATCGTAGATGCTTTGGATTTCTTCCAGGCCGAGAGTAATTGGCCTTGGATTGGCTGGAGGACGGTATATAGATAACCATCTCCTTTGGTGATGATGCGGAACTTCCCTGGCTCAGGGATTGCCATGACCTTCACCCCGAAGAGTTCTGGCCGAATTGCCTCATCAGAGGTGTCGGACCATACTTTGTCTTCAAAGTAACGATACGTGTTCCGGCGCCACTCATCAACTTTCGTATTGAGATAGCGCAACTTGCCGAGGGTCTTTGCCTCCGAGCTCTTCCAATCGAGGAGGAGACGAGGTGCGAGCCCAAGTGCTCCAAGGTTTGCAAACTTGTTTTGGTTGCAAGCGCCCGAGGAGGGCATGAACTTGGTCTGCGGTGTGCGAGCCATCCGTTTGAGGATCCTTCGAGAATTATCGCGGATTTCTTCCACGAGATCATCAGGAATGTCACCTTTCATGGACGACAAGCGTTCACTGTGCTTGAGGAGGGCCTGCTCCTTCTTCTTCCTGCCGAGCGGCTGCCACATCTGCTTCGATCCTTTCTGGAGCGAGTAGATAAATGACATGTCCCGGCGGGCGACAGCACGATCAGTGATGCGCAGCAGGATCCCGCTAAAAAGCGGGGACCTGTGGAATTCAGCGTTGAACTCCGGTCGTTGTTCATCTTTAAACACACGGCAGAGGAGCGTGTCGAGCCAGTACTTGCAATAAGACTGCTCCCGCTCTTCATCATTCGCCATAGCCTGTATACGCTCCGCCATCGAGGCGAAGCCATTCAGGTATCTGGAGTACTCTTTGTCACTCAGGAGTACTTTGATCTTTGGACTGGTGCGACGTGCCAGGAAGACCCAGATAAGGCTTTCAACAATTTGGACGACAGGGGATCCCGAAGGAACCCCGACACGCGATAGGACAACATCGCGCGTCCGAAACACGAGGTTGCCGATGCTTTTACATTCGTAACTTGCTTTCGGCACAAAATGGGACACTAGGTCGGCGAGGGATTCAATCCCCCCGGCGACCTCGGTGGCTGACTGACCTTGCGGGTCAATGTCAGCTAGAGACTCGGATGACGAACAGTGATCCTGCGTCGTGGTTCCCGCTGGTGTTACCAGCTGAGAACTCGACTGCGGGCATGTGTCCGTTTGGTCTCTCGGAGAAGGAGCGCTTTCAAGCGATACTCCCAATCCGCGGTTATCCAGGTGAAGCCCCGATGTGCTCCCTCGCTCCGGCGAGGTGCAGCTATCGGAATCACCCAGATTACCGTATCCCGGCCCTTCTTCGTAAGGGCACCCCATGCTAGTCCCATCAGGTGGAACCAGCCGAGACTCGGCAGTTCTAGCGCGGCTTGCCTGCGCACTAGCGTGTGTCATCGTTTCGACACACCCATACATTTACAGAGATTGGAAACTTTCTCTGATGGTGTA